ACAAATTCACTTCCCGAAACACTTGGATTGTAGCTTTGAATTGAACCAAGGAATCCAGGAGACTCAAGCTTGGTATTGACGCCCGACCATGCTGTATCAGCCAAAACGGCCAACACCTTGTAGGCCGAGCCGCTGCCAACCCATTGTTGTAAGCATTGGTCATAGGAAACATTTGAGCCCGGGACAAATTGTCCATCATATGGGCCAATTGGACCCTCAAGCAACCCCAAAAAGTTTAAGGTCGGACGATTACAGAAATCGACCGATTGGCTAATTTGCACAGTAGCAAATTCGCTGAAATATGATTGGTCAAATGGTTCTGCCGAAGTTAAAAATCCAAAAGGAGATAAAATATCTAAATCTCCGACAAGTTTATGTTCGTTGATAATTGCATTTACAATTGATTCCGAATTAACAGATGCAGTAAGAACATTTAGTGTACCATTGAATTCAAAAGAAGCACTAAGAATTCCTGCTATTACTTGTCCATGATAAAGGGTTGACCCATCACGGGGAATTGACCATGAAGCTGTAATATTTGGGAAGAAATCTTCACTTGCTCCAACAGCATCGGGCATTAATTTTATTTGAATCGGTACATATGGAAATACAACTTTTCCAGTAAAATCCGAACCATAATATGAAGTTGTAAAATAAGAAGCGGTGTGTCCAACATCCCCATCTTCAAAAGAAGAAGAATAAGATACTGAAATTACACCGGCATCCGTATTTCCAAAGCTGGAAGTATAATGAATACTTCGAGTCTCGTCTGATATAACATCGGATATTATTTCCGGGGCAACATAAGAAGTATTAGCAGTACCGGAGAACCACGCCCCTTCCATATAAATAAAAGAAGCCGTCGGGTCTGTCCAACCACGGTCTATCGTTCGAGTCCAAGTACCATTTTCAGCCCAAATAAACCACGGATATTTTTGATGATATCCCGTAAGAGCCCCAACACGACAAACGGTTACAAATCCCTTTTCTTGTAAATATTGCGTGGCGGTATATGGCCCATACAAGGTCCCGTCCGGAACTCCAAATTTTTGATGCAGTTCTGCTACGGTATTACAAAGAGTTGGCGAGAAACCCGGCCCTTTAGCAAATGGAGCCACTACAACGCCTCCGATTTCTGCTACGCCTTGAGCAATTCCGGATTGGTCTATTTCTCGGGTAAATACTCCCGGGCTAACGATACGGTTTTCAGGAGAAAATCTTCCACCTTCTACTATTGGCATAAGTTATTCCTTTAGAAAGTTCATTGTTGACTTGTTTATAAATATCTCCTAAATATTGAGAAGATTAAAAATTTTATAAAGAAATTAAAAAATAAAGAAAATATTTTTAAAAGAAAAGAATTTTGAAAGAATATAAATATATTTATAATTGGTTGGATTATTAAATAATATTCAACCAAACTGGTCACAAAGATGGAGATTGAGGTTAATAGGATTAACAACGTTCATTTGTTTGACTACCATTAACCATATCTCTTTAACCCCCCGCCGCTGTTCGGCGGGGGTTTTATCTTTGGTTCGCCAGAAAACTCCTACGTCTTTAGCGTAGGAGATGAATGGCGAAAAATCATCCCTGACTCTCAATATACATTCTTATTGTTTCCGAAGAAACATCACCAGTTGAACAGGCGAAATAACCATCACTCCAAAAGGTCTTTTCTTTCCAGAAATGAGTTTTCAACAAAACACCAATTTGTTTCCAAATCCTATTAGTGGATACTGCTTTCAACCGATTGACGATACTCACAATGGCCAAGGTAGGCGGATAGTCCACCATTAGGTGAATATGGTCTTTGTCACATTCCACCACTTCAATCTCAAAATCCGACTCATTGGCAATATCAAACATTATCTGTTTCATCGCCTTGTTAATGGGATAGGTCAACAACTGCTTACGATATTTACAAACAAAAACAAGATGTGCTTTGAGTAGATACTTGGAATGTGATGTTGTATGATATTTCTTCACAAAAAGTTAATCGTTTTTCTGTTCTCTCATATATGTATATTCCAGAAAGTAGAATAGAATAATTATATTGTGAAACAGGACTATACATACAAACTTCGACTAACTCCCACAAAAGAGCAGGAAGTCCTGTTGTCCAAACACTTTGGTAGCATACGATGGACTTACAATTTCTTTTTAGATAGAAGAACCCGTTTTTACCTTGAAGCGAAGGAGAAACAACTTGCCAAAAAAACATTGACCTATGTGGATATGGCGAAAGAGTTGACCAAGATTAAGGAACAACCTGAAACCGAATGGTTGAATGAGTGTAATGCCCAATCTCTCCAACACGCCATTAAACATCTGGATGGAGCATACAATCGGTTCTTTAAGAAACTGGCAAAGTTTCCACGATTTAAGAGTAAGAAGAACAAGCAATCATTTCGTGTTCCACAATTCGTCACGATTAAAGATGGAAGAATATATTTCCCAAAGTTTAAGGAAGGCATAAAGATTGACCAGCATAGACCCGTGGAAGGAGAGATTAACTATGCCACTATCATCAAAAACAAAGCAGGTCAATATTATGCTTGTATTGGAGTGAGTAGAAACATTGAGAAGAAATCCAAACTGGACAAAATCATAGGCATAGATTTAGGAGTGAAAACATTAGTCCAATGTTCCGATGGACAGAGATTTGACAACATTAAGGCCACTAAAAAATATGAGAAACTATTAAAGACACGACAACAAGCATTAAGTAGAACCAAGAAAGATTCCAAAGGTAGAGACAAGGCAAGATTGAGAGTTGGCAAACTCCAAGTAAAGATTGCCAACATTCGTCATAATCATCTTCACCAAATAACATCCAAACTCATTAACGAAAACCAAGTGATTTGTTTGGAAGATTTAAGTGTTAAGAATATGATGGCAAATCATTGTTTGTCCAAATCCATTGGAGATGTTTCTTGGGGAGAACTGGTGAGGCAATTAACCTATAAAGCAGATTGGTATGGACGAAAACTTGTGAAGATTGACAGGTTCTTTCCTTCCTCCAAGACCTGCTCTCATTGTGGATATGTAAATGATAATCTCACATTGAATATGAGAGAATGGGATTGTCCACGATGCCAACGAAGGTTGGATAGAGATTTTAACGCATCACAAAATATCCTTCGGCAAGGATTAAATTTAACCGTAGGAACTACGGAGTTAGCGGTTTGTCCTGATGTAAGACCCATTAAAAATAATGGGCGGTTGGTTGGAACCGAAACCACTACGTCTTTAGCGTAGGGGTAGTTCATATTCGATGAATTTGCCATTCATCATAAATGGGACGGTCTATCCAAATTCGACCTTCTCGCTCCATTTCTTCTAACATTTTTCTGGTTAATCCAAAGGAAGACCCCGTTATGTTACTTTCTGATATTCTAATTGGTCCAAAAGGAATTTGAGATAATATATCTTTTTTCTTATTATCTCGCCTGCGTTTTTTATCGGCTACTTTTATAAAAACACCATGTAATTCTCGATGACATTTTTTACATAAACATACTAATCCTTTAAGTAAATGTTCTTCGCCGTGATAAACATTTCCTTCTTCAGTATGATGTACTTGTAAATTCTCTCGACATCCGCAAGAACAACGCCAATTAGCCCGTCGTTTTATTTCTTGAGAAATTATTAACCAATAAGATGTCCGTAAAAAATAATAATATTTAAGATTAAGAATATAATTTTTTACTTCTTCCCAATTAAAGGTATTAATAGCAGATAACATCTTTTCATATGCCCCGGCACCCGTATCTTGGTCTGCCTTTAAATATTCAAAAATAAATTCTTCTGAAGTCATAACCATTAATGGTTATTTTGGAGATGTCGAAGTAAATGTTCCATCCGTCATATTTAAATTTCCTTCTCCATATTTTTGTATGAGCTTATCTAAAAGTCCTTGTTCAAGTTTTTGAAGAGATATCCATTCTTCTTTAAGTTTTTTTTCTTTCTCAACAAAATCAGTAACAAGACGGTCTAATTCCATT